AATGAGTGTTGTTAATTTCTCTATTTGTTTTCAAAATACTAAATTGATCGTAGTCTTTAGTATATTGAATTTCGTGTTTTATGATATTCATAATTCCCCTCTAAAAATTTATAAATTTTTTATATGTCCACCTTATTCAAATTATTATAGATCATATACAATTGAATAGCGTTTAAGCCCTTTATTTCGCCAAATTCATTAATTAGCACTTGACAATATTTACTATGTTGGTGCTGATCGGCTTGAGTGTCATCACTTAATATTGCCACTCTTTCGACAATTAACTCGTCCAGCTCTCTTTGTAGCTGATCTGGTGTTTTATCTGATTTCTTATGTAAAGTCATAAAATTTTAACTCTTTTGATATTGGAATAACATCTGATTCTTCAAATATTTCTCTCCATCCATCTAACATTGGGATTATTCTTTCAAAGTTTGAGTAATAAATCTCAAATTCTTCTTCGAAGGGCTTTGTTACTTTTTGCAATTCTTCCAAGAAATAATCTATTACAATAAAGTTTTCAATTTCTTCTGGAGCATAAATATAGATTATATCTTTTGTTTCATAAAACATATTATCAAAGAAGCAAAACAAAAAGATTGGAGGCATAATTTCCAAACTCGTACCATCTTTTAGTATTGTTTTGATGTCTGCATTTAATTTATTGATTAATTCTCTTTTATCCATTTTACCACCTTTGAATAGGGCAAGACTGCTCTGCCCATTTAGTTTTTAAAGATATTTTACAGCCACACAATCGACACTTATTTCTGAAAAGCAAGTGGAATTGATTGTGTTCGCAATTTTCACAAATTTTTAGTCTGTTTTGTCGAGTAGCGTCGTCCACTTGTTTAGCTCCTGCTTCAATATGCTTTACCAGAGCTTTGGAAAAGGATTTGATCACTTCCAACCTCCATCATCCGAAGTTCTCAAGCTATGGATATATTCAAAGTTTTTGTCAAATTCTTTATAGTCTTTTTTGTAAAGTTTGTATGCTTCGGCAACTGGAGTATTTTCATCACAAATTTTTATCCAGAATGTTGAAGTAGCTTTGTATTTACCCTTTTCTTGTGAATACCACTCATAAAAATCTTCTTTTGTGATTCGTGGCTTCGGCTTTAATATTTTTTTTAGTATGAAATTAATCATTTTTCCACCTTTACAAATTTTCGTCCTGACTGGACTGCATTGATAAAATTTTGAATATTGTAATATCTAATCTCGTAAGGTTTGCCTAATTCTGTGTGTTTCTTGCCCTCCACTTCGATTTCTTGCTCTACTCGAACAAAATCCCCAAGTTGCACAATAAAAATTGATTCTACGCCAAGCAAATCGCTATTTTGATTGTTCTTCATATTTTCCTTTGTAAAAATGTAGCATTTTTTCTAAAAATTCCATTCTTTTTTGAGCTTTATAATTTACGATAATTTGGAATATCATTATTGCAATTATAATTAATAATAATATTGTCATTCTTGCTCCTCTAATTTTGTTTGATTCATATTAAATTCTTGAGTAAAATACGGCTCTGGATTGTTTTGGAGTTTATCAGTAAAATAGGTTTGATAAAGATTTGCCAGAGCCGAATCTGGATATAATTTAATAAATAATTCAAGAGATTTTTTGAGATTTAAGTTATATTTTAGATCAAAATTTTTAGTCATATAGACAATTGTACTCCAATTTTTCTTAAAAATATTTGCAATTGCTACTTTAGTGTAACCTCTATAAAATAGATCCATATAGATAATTTTACGACAATTTATAATTAGCTCTTTTCTGCTGATAGATCTTAATTTGTCATAATCAATCCCACTTAACTCAAGAAATCTTTTATATCTTTTCAGTACCTCTATATCTGTTTTTTCTATTTCTTTGACTTTTTTTCGGTAATCTGGGATCAATATTTCAGTTAATTTCTTAATATTCATATTAATATTAATATCAATAACTTTGATCCTATTGGCTAATATTTGATTGTAAGTAAGCAATTAGTTTATCCAACAATAGATTTAACACAAGCTACAATAAAAATACTTGCACCAATTCCAAATAGAAATATAATTCCACCAACTAAAATTTCAAGTTTCTTTTTCATTCTTCATCTCCTTTGATTTCCAAGTCATCTGGAGGAGTATTATCCCCTCCTTGACTTGTTTTATCCTCATCTGGATTCTGGGGGGAAGCCAGTTCAGATATTTTTATATTTAATTTTTCAATTTGATTTTCAAGCTCTTTAATCTTTTGATCTCTGGCTATAATATCCTGATGTAATTTTTTTTTATTGTGAGTTATGGCATTGTTGTAAGTAACAGAATATACATAATCATTAAAGTTAGTATTTGGAAATTTTTGATAAAAAGCTAATTCCAATGTTTTAAAATCATTTCTATTTAATTTTTTTGTTGTATCTCCATTCAATTTGTTATCCAGCCACCTTTCAGATCTACCAATTAATTTAGAATATTGTCTATAATTCCATCCAATTGACTTTATAATTTCTGGTATAGTGGTGTGGTAGTCCAGATTTTCGGTAATAAACTTGTTTATTTTGTTCTTTTCAGTCATTATTTAGTTAAAAGTTAGTTGATGAAAGTTGATTGAAAGTTTTTAAAAGTATTTTGATAGTTGTTAATATGCAAATTTACTAAAAAAGTTTCATTATAGCAAATTTTTTTTATGGTTTTTATGAATTTTTTTTATTAAAATTCGGATTCTTCATTGTCATCTTCAAAATGGCTTGTGTTTGTTTCTTGGATCGAATGATTAAATGTGTCTAATTTTGTAAGATTATGAGTTTTTGGATTTGAATATAAAAATTCTGATCCAGTTCCATCTCCATTTCTGTTTTTTGCTAAAATTATTTCAGTAATATTGTGAGAACTTAATCTGTTCCTATTAATTTCAATTTCTTTTTCCCCATAATATTCTGGTCTATGTATAAAAATAACCGAATCAGCATCTTCTTCAAATGCTCCTGACTGCTTTAAATTACTTAAATCTGGTTTTTTACCTGCTTGTTTGGTAGTTTCTCTGTTTAATTGTAGTAATTCAATAATTGAAATATTATATTCGAGGGCTATTTGCTTTGTAAAATTTGAAATAAAAGTCATTTCAATTGTTTTACTCTCCATTGACCTTTCAACTTTCATCAATCCCACGTGATCAATTACTATATATCTTAAATTAAATTTCTTGATTAATTCTTTTATTCGAGATTTTAATTTTTCAGGAGTAAGTGATGGTATCATTTCCACGTGATATGTATTTTTCAAGTCGTGAATTGTTCCTAAAAAATCAAATACTTTTTTTTCTTCGTCTAAAGTTAATTCACCCTCTTTCAATTGCCTTGTGTTTATTCCAGTATGGATTTGAATATGTCTAAACATTGATTGTTCAGGTGTCATTTCGAGAGTAAAATATGCTCCAACGTGTGATTCTTTTATACTCCATTTGTAAGTTAATATTTTTGCCAAATGAGATTTTCCCATCGAGGGTCGTCCTGCCACAATAACAACATCTCCCCTTTCAATTCCACCAAGTCTTTTGTCTGTTTCAGCCCAGCCAGTATATAACCGATCATTGTTTTTATTGTCCATTCTTTTCAAAATTTCATCATAAATTATTTTAGCAAGTTCAGTACCATAATAAGATTTTGATGTTTTAAATTCAATTGAATTTTCAAGATCGTGGATGGTTTGATAAATTGTTGATGTGATTTCTTCGTTGCTTTCAATGTCTTTATATAGTTTGTAAGCAATTGAAATACCTTGCCTTTGCATATATTTTTCAATTAAGATTACGCAATGGACTTGGAAATGAGCAGTTGCTGGAATTTCTTTGTTGATTTGAGCTAAATATTTCAATGGTACTTCATTTTCCAACTTATCTTTTTTTATATATTCATAAACAGAAACTAAATCAATATCAATATTCAATGAAAACATTTTTGTAAATATTTCAAAAATTATTTTATGTTTAGAGTTGTAAAAATGATCTGAAGTAATACCTAATTCTGTAATTTTCATAAAAGTATCTTGTTTCCACAATATCGCTACAATTACTATCTTTTCTGATTCAGGTGCGTTTGGTAAAGGTTTATTTCCTAATTTCATTTTCTACCCTTTAAATATTGATCTGTAAATTTATTTAAGACTGTGTAAAGTTTACCCACTTTATATCCAGTTTCCATTTTATCATCTAATTCAGAGGCAATCTGGACTAAAGTATATTTATCCACTCTATTTAAAAGTATATTTTCTTGTTCTTCTGATATTGGAGTTAATTTTTTTAAATGAATTGACTTTTCTTTGATCCATCTTTGAAAAAAAGAATTGTGAGTGAGTGTGTCAGGCGAAAGATTTTTCGCCACACTCTCCTTTCCTTTACTTTCCTTTCCTTTCCTTTCCTTTCCTTTATCAAAAATGCCCGACTTTTCGCCATCTATGTCGGGCAGAGTGTTAAATTTGTCGGACGAAGTGTAGTTTATTAAATCTTTAAAAGTCATAGTTGCCAACTTATCCACGTTAATTTCTAATGACTTATAAAGAATAATGCAATTTGTTTTATCAAAACTATAAATATATACTTTTAACCTATCTCTTGTAATAAACTCATAGATTTCAGCAAAGTTTATTAATAAATATTCATTTATCAATTCAATTTTAATTCTGGATTTCCCAGCATCAAGAAATATTTTCTGAATAGATTTGCTTGTAAGAATATTATATTTTTCAAATAGCTCTTTATTAAAAAGTCCAACTTCAATACATTTTTCAACAATTTTTTTTATTTCATCCACTTCAATATGGTAAGTGTCAGAAATTGAATAAATATTTTCTTTAGTAAATTCTAAAAAATATCCATTATCATAAATTTCAGTTAAAATCTGTAAATATCTTTGTGGAGCTATCTCATTAATTTCTTTTCGGAGAGTAATTATTTTTGAGTCTTTCCAAAATTTCATTGATAATGGAAAGTAAAGAAGTCCAGCAGTATTATAAGCCACGTGATCCCCCAGAATATTTTGATTAAATTTTATATATTTTGTCAGCAGGAACTAAATAATTAAATTTAGTTTTAACATCATTAAAGTCAAGCATAGTAATTTTAGCACATAAGTCATTATAAACTTTTTTATAGCCCTTTAATATATATCTATAAGGTTTTACTAAATTGTTATTATCAACTTCCCTACATTCAATTGTAACTGATACAATTGTGCCTATCTTAAATCTTTTAATTTTATCCATATTTAATTTAAGCTAATATTTGGTTTAACATTTAATTTTTGAGCATATTCTAAAATGTCAATTAATCTTGTCAATCGGTTTATTTGTAAGTCTATGTTTTTATCGGTAGGTCTGGCAAGTCGATCTTGTCTTAATTTTACAATTAAATTTTTATATTGACTTATGTAATCTTTAAAATCGTAATCTAAAAGCAAAAGTTCAAAAGATCCAATCGTTTGATTAATAAGTGTTTGGAGAATTTGGTTGTTATCCATTAATTTTTCCTCTCTGGTTGGTTAATTAATAATTTTTCTAATTCAATTATAATTTTAGTATAATTTTCTAAAAATTTCAGTCCTGCAACTGCAATGATTTCAGATGTTAAAATATTTTTATATTTAATTTTCATTAATTTAATGGTTTGAAGATGTTTGTAATTCTTAAATCATTAAAATTATTTGGAAAATCAATATGAAATAGTTGATCTGCAAATTCGGATATTGACTTTCTGGAGATTTTAACTCCTTTGGTAGAGTTTACTGCTTTTAAAACTCCATACTTAATCAAATCAATAATTTTAGGTTTATCAATCCTTAATATTTGACTTGCCTCCTCAATAGTAACTATTTCACTTGTTTTTAGTTTAAATTTTCTATCCTGATTGGCTAAATATCTTAATGCTTCTTTCTCAAAGTTTTGATTTTCCATAACATTTGACTATTTTTGTGAAATAAATATGTAATTCTTTAGTATTATAAAGAGTAAGTGTTAATATTTTTTATAATACTCAGATTATTTTACTGCAAAACTATGAAAAAGTTTCAATATATCAAAATAAATTTTCAACAATTTTTAGTGATTAAAATGAAAAACAAAAACTACATAAAGGCAAACTCTTATTTTTTAAATAATTTAGATGAGTTGCTCCATATAAAAATGGAGTAAAATTTATTTTTAAATAAAAATGCACTAAAAACGCACCACTTTTTTTCAACACTTACACCTCACAACACTTCATAATACTTTTAACTATATTGAAGCAATTTACCCACGATTGTTTGCAAACATAATATTTTCAATGAACTAACTGAAAAATAATAAGTTATTTTTAGTACACACAAAAGGATTTGAACACCAAACTTTCTGATCCGTAGTTGTTGGATTTTTCTTTGTAAATGTAGTATATTTGTACATTGTTGTTTTACAATGCACCAAAAATGCACCAATGAAAAAACTTCACGAAAAAAAAATCATCACAATTCAAGCAATTCAATTACTCTGGGAAAGAAATCCAGACTCTTCTCTTTATCAAATATCAAAATTAATCTATTCGACTGCAAGATCTAAAAATATAAAACTTGGATTCTCCTGCAAAAATTTCAAATCTTTTTACGACTCTGTTTTAAAATTTTCAAAAAATTCAGTTAGTCCACTTCTTATAAATCCCAATATTTTGAACGAATTAGAGCAATCCGAAGTATGACAATTAAAAATGAGTGTCTTATATAGTAGGTATTGTTATGCTTAATGAAGTAGTTAGTTATTCAGATAAGGAATTTATGTCAATGAGAAAAATTGGCAAAGATCCTTTATTGAAAAGCAAACGCAATGAGGAGTACCAATTAAGGAAATTATTACCTAAAGATATATTAAAAAAATTTAAAAGGAAATAGTTATGTCTTGTTGTGGTGGAATGTCCGATGCTCCTGCAAGTAGCACTTCTGGAGGTCCAACTCCAAACTCAAATGTAGGCACTTTTAATCAAAATTCAATGGCTGGTGGCGATTGGAAAAATTGGTTATTACTGGCTGGTGTTGGTGTTGGTGGCTTTATAGCTGGTAAGAAAATGAAAAAGAAAAGAAAATAATGTATAGAGATGCAAATAATATCTCAATGGGATTGTCGGACAAAGTAGTTCCTCCTTTGGAGCAAGATTTCTGGCAACAAACTCTTTTTTTTTGGGGAGTAATTGCAAATTCTTACTACGAAAGAACAATTGCTCATCTGGTTACTGCTTTAAATTGGAATGATGGGATCTGGAATTGGGTATCTGGATCAATCGATTGGCGAGAAGTAGCATCGATTGTAAATACTTATGGAAATTTAGTAGTAAAAAAAGAAATTCCTATTTATGATTTAAGCAAATTGACTAAAGAGCAACAAAGTAATGTTGTAGATAAAGTAAGTCAAGGAAGTGGATTTAATCCAAAATTGACAAAAAGAGTTTTGGATCAATTGTATTATTATACAAAAGATGGAACTATAAAATTTGACGGAATATTAAGACCATCAAATAATTCATTGTATTTAAAAAACAACTCTATTCCAGATGAATACAAAAATAGTTCAAAAAGTCAAGATCCAGATTCAAATTTATTTTCGGCAATTGGATTGCCAACTTGGACTGGAAAAGCAATAGTAATTACTGCATTTGTAGGATTAGGAGTTTATGCCTTAACTCAAATAAATACTTCTGCGAAAATTTTAAAAGGTTAAGAAAATGACTGAATTAACAAAAAATCAAAAAATTGCTTATTCAACAGTTGCTACTGGAATTGGTGGTGTTGCTTCTCATTATGGAATTAAGAATTGGAAAAAAAATGGTTGGTGGAAGACGTTGGCAGTTTTAGGAATTATGCAAACAACTGGAGGGCTTTATACATTTGCAACGACTGTAACTGCTCCGAATAATCAACTTGCTAAATAATGAAGTCAAAATCAAGAAATATAACTGCTAAAAATCACGATGGATTGATTGATCAAATAATTAGAGAAATATATTCTATTGATCAAGTGGCTACAAACAATCCAATAGTAAAAAAAAAAGCTAACGAGTTGAGAGGCAGTTCAAGATCTGATACAATTAAAAAGTGCTTTGATTATGTTTGGAAGTCTGTAAGTTTTTGTGATGATCCTAAAGGAATGGAGCATATTACGTCGCCTTGGCTCTTAATATCAGGGCAGAAAACTTGTGAAGATTGTGAAAGTATGGTTTTACTTATTTCTTCATTATTAAGAATTAATGGAATTACGACAAGATATAAAGTGATTTCTTGGAAAGATCCAAAAGATTTGAGATTTACTCATATTGTTTTGGAAGCAAAAGATGGAAGTAGATGGATTGTTTTAGATCCGACAATGAAAAGTGCTGGTTTTAATCACACAGTAAAAGCAAATAGAACAAAATTATATAGGTCGCCAATGCCAGAATTAGAATTAAAAACTTTGTCAGATAAACCTTGTGCTTGTAAAGGGTCTTGTAATAGATGCTCTGGATTAAGGAAAGGTATGCCTGAAATTAATATAAATATTGGAAATCAACACTCAAATAGTCAGTCTGGAAGTAATAATATTGATGTAACTCAAAGATTATTGCACCAATTAGGTGTAAAAAATCCAAATGAAAATGTTGTTGTTGATGAAGTTCTTGAAAAAGATAAAATCACTTTGCCAGATGCAGTAAATGGACGAGGTCATAAGCAATTATATTCAACAATTACTGCTGGAGAAAAAATTTACAAGTACCCTGAAAGGTATTAAAAAATGAAAAACATTCAACATTGGTCGGCTTTAAAAGAATTGCACGTTTGTTATGATATAACGACTGCAAATTCTTCGGCTTTGATAAATGGATCGGCTCTTTTTTATAATGAAAAAACGGATAATTTAAAAAGCCCAACTGGTTTTGGAATGTTTAAAGATAAAGTTGGAAATTTAATTGTAGTTGCTGATGAAAATACTAAACAATCAAAAACTTTGCTTAAAGGAGAATTGTTAGGTTTTAATAGCTCAAAAGAATTATGGTCAAACTGCCCTATTATTCAAGTTGGTCAAACAATTAGAAATATTTGGGGAAATAACAACAATACAAGGACAGACAGGGCAAAATTGATTAATAAAGGTGTTGTGAGTGGTGGATATTTTGGAAATTGGAAATTTAGAAAGCCAGATTATAATAAAAATTTCTTTGAAGTTCTTGAAAAAATTGAAAATAATAGAGAAAAGCACGACAATCCAATAATTATTTATTGGAGTTATTCGGAAGCAAATTCATTAACAGATGTGCTTGGCTATGCTTTAGCAATTGCGAGTTCCTTTGCAGGACCTTTGAATATTGATCCAAAGTTTATCGAACAAGCTGGAACGTTAATAAAAATTTGGTCAAAAGGCGACAAAACTGCTCAAAACAATAATATTTTTAAATCTTTGGCAATGACTTCTGAAATATTGTTGCCTGAATGGACGAAAGGAGCTACTGCAAAGTGGGGTAAAATTAAAAACGATATTACTGGAAAGTTGGAAGATGGTTGGATTTTTGGAAAATATATTGATCAAGCAAAAACTGGTTATGAGTCGATCCAACAAAATTTTGCTGGAAATTTAGTAACTCAATTTTCATCAATTACTGGAGTAGATAAAGCAGAAACTATAAAGTTCTTAAATAATATTGCTTCTGGAAAATTTGATCAAGTAGTTGATTTAAGAAAAATCAATGGATCTTTAGCAAATGCAAATAAGACTTTTTCTGGTGTGGTTAGTTCTTATACAAATGAAATCTTAAAAAGAAAAATGACTGGGCGATCTGGAGGAGAAAATTTACTTTCAGAACTTTCAGAAAGCATTTCGGTTTATCAAGTTCCTGCAATAAATAATTTATTTCAGTCTGGAAGTGCTGGAACAATTTTGCAAGGTGTGATTGGAGTAGATAAACTAATTCCAGAAATAATAAAACGTGAAATATCTGACAATAGATTGACACAAAATAATTTAGTGGGATTAATAGCTTCATCATTTGGCTATGTTGGTCCAGAAGATAATTTT